TCAACTGTAATATTTACTTGCCCAATATCAGGATACTATAGAATAACTTCTGCAGGATTATTTGGAAGTGTTACTGCATCTGCTTATCAGTTCCACTATAAAAATGGGGCGGGAATTCCCTCAAATATATCTGCACACTCCAATAATGGTGGAGGGGGATATTGGACTACAGGATATACTACAATCGTACAGTGTTCTGCTAATGATACTTTGTCTGTATATGCCTTAACTTCAGGTGCTACAATTTATGGTTCTGGTCATTCAAATTTAACTATAGAATTCTTAGGATAAATACAAAAAACCTGAAAAACATTATGGAATATACAATTACACTATCAGAAGTTCAGAACAAAGCACTTTCTCATATTGCTTATGACCCACAAGATTGGATAGAAAACGCTGTGTTTAATCAATGTAGAATCGCAATTGATGAAATCGTTGAAATGGAAGTAGATAGAATTGATGAAGAAAATGGAGAACTCTTTGGAACCAAAGACGATATTGTAATGGCAGCAAATATCAAAAGCGCAGCAGAAAGAGAATTAGAGGCATCATAAATGAGCATCTTAAATGTAGATACTGTCAGAGCAAATACAATCTCAAGTAGCACAGGAACTACTGCTCTCACTATAGATTCTAGTGGGAGAGTTTTGAGAGCAACTGTTCCGGCATTTACTGCTTGGAATGTTGGTGGTGGAGCAAGTTCATTAACTGGAGATTTTCTTTTAAATACTGTAATTTTAAATAATGGAAATCACTATAATACTGGAACAGGTGCTTTTACTGCTCCAGTAGCTGGCATATATTACTTCAGTTTGACAGGATTTACACAAAATAGTGTGAGTGGTAGTAGTAATATTGGAATTAAAAAAAACGGAACTCAAGTTGTTCGCACATTTACTAGTGAAGCCACAAGCACTTACCGTCCATTTGCAACAGAATGCACAATATCATTAGCAGCAAATGATACTGTAAGACCATTTTCTAACGTAGAACTACACGCAAACGAAAATCCAGTTTTTACTGGTTATTTTATAGGATAAATACACAAAACCCCTGAAAAACATTATGGAATATACAATTACACTTACACCAGCACAAGACAAAGCACTTCGTTGGAAAGTCGTAGACCCACAAAAACATATTGAGGATATGGTCTACACTAGATGTAAAGATGCAATATCAGAAATCGTAAAGAAAGAAGTAGAAAGAATTACTAGCGAAGGTGGAGCAATTTCTGGAACCAAGTTTGATATTGTCAGAAATGCTCCAATCAAGACCGCAAAAGAAATGACTGATGAAGTAATGAAAAATCCAGAAGTAATTGGCGAGTTAAATTAAAAATTATGTTTAAATTCATATCTAATTTCAAAAAAAATAACAGTGATGATAGTGTTATCACTACCAATTCATCTGAAGTTGTAGAAAGTGATTCGCAAAAATACATTGAAAGAATAAGAATTCTAGAAAATAAAAATCTTATTTTTTCAAAGAAAATTGCCGAACTAGAAAAAAAATATCAAGATTATGAAACTAAGTATTTTTCGTTACTAAAGGCATCAAAAGAAGAAATTAATAGAGTTATTGATGCCAGAAAACTTTTAGCATCCGATCCAAATTACCGAAGAGATTTGCAACAATTGGGACTGGTTTCTCAAAAAGAGCATGTCAAAGTACTTGAAAAATACACTCAGTTAGTGGAAGAATATCAAAGTATCAAAAAAGACTATGAGATTTTATCCAGAAAACTAAATAACATTTTAACTGAAAACCTTTAAATGTAATGCCTGCTCAACTTACATCAACATCAATAATATTTGGAGATAGCACCACTTTAAGTAGTAAGTATGGGATCGTTGGTGTTGGAACCAATATGGTATTTTTTCAAGCAGCAGCACCAACAGGTTGGACAAAATCTGTAGCAAATAATGATGCGGCTTTAAGAGTTGTTTCTGGATCTGGAGGTGTTGCTTCACCAGTATCTTGGAATACAAATTTCAGTACCGCATTTCCATCCGTTCTAACTCCAGTGAGCGGAAGTGCTACAATTACAGCAACATCTCCAAATGGAAGTAATACAACATCTAGTACAACATTGACGGCAGCCCAAATTCCAATACACTCTCACGCAGGCACAATTAATGCAGACGGAGGGCACGTACATGGATACCAATCTTTTGGATCTCAACCCGACTTAGCTGGATTTAGCGGACCATCAGGATTTGATAGAACAAACCCAGCAACTTCTACATATTCAACTACAACAAATAATCCACATTCTCATACAACAACAGTAGCATCTGAAGGTCAAGGTGGTGCTCATTTTCACCCTTGGACATTTCAATCGGCACCATTTTCGGATCAAATTGACTTAAGAGTTCAATATTGCGATTTAATAATTTGTTCATTTAATTAATAAAATGACAGCAATACTTACTGCAAACGGAATTACTTTTGGAGATTCATCCCAGTTAGATTCAAAATATGGAATTATTCCACAAAATATAACATCAGTATTCTATCAAGGAACTGCTCCTACTGGTTGGACAAAAGTAATAACTCATGACAATAAAGCACTAAGAGTTGTTTCTGGAACTGGTGGTGGATCTGGCGGAACCATAAATTTTACCTCAGCATTTCCAAGCTCATTAAAATCATTTAATGTCACTCTTACGGTTTCCGGAACTGTAGGAAACACTACTTTGTCTGCGGCACAAATGACAAGTCATAATCATCCGGGTTCATCAGTTTCTCCTCAAGGAGTAAATCATGCTCACCAATATAATAGAGCAATTTTATATGGATCTCCTACTGCCGGTGCAGCTGATTTTGGATTTTATGTAGGAGCAAACACAGGTCCTGATGGGTCTCATGCACACACTTATACCATAGGAAATTCATTGCAGGGAGGAGGAGCACATTCACATTCTTGGAGTGGAAGTGGTCCAGCATCAGCTAGTATAGATACACGAGTAAAATATGTAGATGTAATTCTATGTTCGTTTAATTAAATGGCAACCATACTTACTGCAAACGGAATTACTTTTGATGATTCCACAAGTTTGAATTCAAAATATGGAATATTTCCACAATCAACTGTTACTTTATTTTATGAGGCAAGTGCTCCAACTGGTTGGACAAAAGTAATAACTCATGACAATAAAGCACTAAGAGTTGTTTCTGGAACTGGTGGTGGATCTGGTGGATCTATAAGTTTTACTTCAGCCTTTGTTTCTGCTCCGATATCTCAAACTGTGACTGTATCTGGAGTTGCAAATGCGATTAACTTAACAATGGCACAAATTCCAAGTCATACTCATCCCGACTCCATAACTGCCGGTGGTGCTCATGCTCACCCATATGTTACTGTAGTTGGAGCTTCTCCAAATGGTGCTATAAGAGACGGGGGTGCTAGAACAATTAATAGTTCTCCACCAACAAGTCAGGTTAATACTGGTGATGGAGGAAATCATGCTCATCCATTGACAGTAGGTGCTACTGGTGGTTCTCCAGCTCCACACGGACATCCTTGGTCAGGAACAGCACCACTTTCAACAAGTTTAGATTTTCGTGTTCAGTATATTGATACGATTTTTTGTTCTTTTAATTAATTTGTGCTATTATATAAAATAAATAAGTAAAATTGGAGTTAATAAAATGAAGTTAAAACCCGGTAATTTTTGTCCATTAATTAAAGATGAATGTGTAGGTCTTAAATGTTCTTGGTTTACACAAGTCAGAGGTATGAATCCAAATACTGGTGAAGATGTTGATGAATGGGCGTGTGCAATTGCATGGATTCCAATGATGCAGATTGAAACTTCACAGCAAGCAAGACAAGCTGGTGCAGCTGTAGAATCATTTAGAAATGAAATGGTAAAGGCAAATCAACAAAATCAACAATTAACCGCAGAGTGTGTAAATAAATTAGTGGATTCTATGGAAAATACTACAAACAAGTTAATTGAATCTGTAGAAAATACAAAGGCAACAAATATACTTCAAGCAGTAGTTTCTGATATTACAAATAAAAATATTTTAGGAGGCGAAGAACAATGAGAATGACTATTATACCCGTAGATTCTAGAGTAACTATTGATGGAGTTTCCATCGGAGATCTAGATTTGAGTTGGATTCCAGAAAATATTCATGCAGTTCAATGGTATGATACTTATGGTGAAGTTGAATTAGTCACTAGCGACCCAAATATTGATATTACTGAGTTAGGAATCTATGAACAAGCAATACCTTTATGGGAATCCAAGAAATTAGAACTAGAAGAATTGCAGCGGGAAAGATTAGAACAAGAAAGATTAATGGAAGAAGAGCAACAAAAACAATTAATTATGCAACAATATCAAATGGCATCACAAGGAAGCAGTGATGAAATTAGTGAAATATTGAGTAATAATGAAGTTTCTCAGGCCCCTTGACAGACGCCTAGGGTCCTGCTACAATACACAAGTAATCCGAAAGACCCGAATGAA